TGATACTGGTCGACGACTCCTGGACGGCCCCTGTAAGGGCCCCAGAAATGGTCGATGCGGCAGTCTCTGACGCCGCCGCCGCGGCGTCGACAATGGCCTGAAATGAACCGACATGACCGGAGACATCGAGTCCACGGCTCAGCTCGGCCTGAGCCGTGGCGGCAGCCTGGCGGACAATCTGTGTAATGCCGTCAATCAGTGCCTGTGCATCGCCGACTGCCAGATCGATATAGGCGACGCCGGCTGATCTGGCAGCAGTACTGCTGCCCATGGAATCACCTCACGATGCGAAGAAGGCTGCCTGATCAACGGCAGACGAAGCGGCGACCGACTCCGGCTCGCTGCCGGGCCGGGGAATCGGTGTCGGGCGATCCGGAGCCTTATCAGAATTGGCGGAAGCGAACAGCCAATTCCCGATGGCCAAATGGTCTGCCACGATCGCCAAAAGATGATCGGTGCGGGACCACGAGGCCTCTTCCAGGGAGATGCCATGGGCCTCTTTGGAGAGCTCGGAATCCGGCGGAAGCCGGCGGATCAGATTCAGCATCCGACGGGTAGAGATTTCACCGCGGTGCCAGGCGTAGATATCTACTCCGTAGTGCCGGAGTAGGTCGACTTCTAGAGCCTCTGCGTGCTGCTCAATCAGCTCGCAGAGGGCGAGCCTTCCCCCATGCTGGCGCCCGTCTCGGTGCGCCAGGCATCAAGCAGGGCTCGAATATCCTGGACGGTCAGCTTGTGAGCGAAAAGCCGCTCAACCGCGGCGGCGTCACCCATAACGACGGCGAGCACACCCTTCAGGTCGCTCTGGTCGAGATTCTTCATCTCGGTCAAAGCATTGACGTCCAGCTCAGTCGGAAGCTGGAAGTTCTCGCCGTCGATAACGAAAGCAAAATTCTCGCCGTGCGCCTCAAGGCGCTGGGCCCGGGCAGCGTTAATGTCAAAAACCATGTTAAGTCCTCTCGTCGGATGTCAAGCGTTGCGTTTGAAGGCACAAATCAAGGAGTCAGGGCGGGGTCATTCGAGTACCAGTAGACGAGCGGCGTCACGCCGTCGATGCCGAGAGCGTCATAGGTGATGCCGAGAGACGCGGCCTTGTCTCGGGTCAGGCTGATATCGGTGGTGTCAGAAACCTGTCCGCGAGGGATGATGATTCGAGTAGTGATCGAGCCATTGTTGTCGGTCCACTCGATGCCGAGAGCACGCTCATAGGACTGAAGAGTCTCGGAGATGGTGTAGAGATAGCCACTGGCGCCGTTGGTATTGACGACGCCACCGCCGGCCCACAGGGGCAGCGTCACGGCATTAATCTGCTCAAGGACGAACTTCGCGGTAAAGGCTCGGGACTTTGGAACCATGCGGGCTGCAACAGTGGTCTGCCACAGATTAATGGCGTCCCATGAGTCTTTCTTGCCGATCACGACGCCGGACTCATCGGTGAAACCGAGATCCTGCCAACCGGCACCCCAAGCGGTGACAACGTCGGTCGGGGCAGCAGTACCAACAGGGGCGACGTAAAGGTGACCATTGCCGGCCACCCGAATCTGGGATGTAGTCTGACCGGTGACGGCCATATAGCCTCCTAGGCTGAATGGATTACGGCCGTAATTTGCATCAGGTATCTGCCGGCCGGAGGGTAATCGGGCTCATCAAAAAACTGGGGACCGACGTCTTCACGGACGTCGGAGACGGATGCCGACCATTGGGAAAGATTTCCGCCCTGGATCAGGTCGACGAGTAGGAGCCGGCGCACAAGCGCCGTGAGATCCCATGCGGAAGCCTTTGATGGCCCATAGCAGTCGACATCAAGTCGGGGACGGTCAATTCGCATGAGATAGTCTGCGGCTCCGCCGATGCGGTCGATTCGGACCACGGCCTGACTGCCGTCATACGAGATTGGGAGACTGCTGCAAACCGTGACTCCTGACAGCGCGCTTTGCGCCGAAAGCCATCCGATCAAGGCGGCCTCGGAGTCAGGAAGGGCTGAAGCCGTCATCTCTTCCCCCCACTCTTCAAGACGCTTGCGACCCAGGCATCAATGGATTTTTCGACCTTGCGATTTCGACGTCTCCGCTCGGCCGCGGGGTGTCGCGACGTGTTGACGTCGTACCATTTGCCGATCGCCTGTCCGAGCACGCGATGAGGTTTGTTCTTGGCGGTTCCGAACTCGATGGAGATGGCTCCGGGATCGTCAGACCACACGCGATAGAAGGGAGCTCCGTTCCGGGCGCGCAGAAGCTCGCCATGGATGGAGTCACGGAAAGAACCAGTCACAGAGATGCGGCTGGCAAGATGAATTGCATCGGTCTTGATAAATTCGCCGATTTCATTTACGAGGTCGGCAAGAGGGGCTTGGCGATACAGCTCTTCGGTCACCCATGACCGGTCGAGCTCGAAACGACTCATCCGGCGTACCGCTTGATTCGGCACTCGATGTGATGCAGGCCCCAGCCCGGTCGATAGACCGGGGCCGGGATGCCGTAGACCTGATATGTGGTCCCGTTAATGATGAGGCGGTCAGTACCACGGACATCAGCCCCGGCTGGGAGGAAGGCGTTCCCGTCGGACTCAAGCTCGTCTCGGTCCTTGATGTCTTCGCGCATTTTGCGCTGATTGGTGTCAAGCCAACCGAGCACGGTTGTCGACGTCGGATTCGACCAATCGAGATTCGTATTTCCATAGCGATCCGGCCCTGAGCCGGCGCGTTGGATTACAACGGGGATAGAGAGGATCTGGTCTAGACTCATCGGAGCTCAATCGTGCGGTTACGTCGACCGCCATAGACGCGAGTCAAATACTTGGCCTCATCGGCCGAGAGAGTCACGATCGCGGTCGGATAGCCGTCCATCATGCGGTAGCTGTAGCCACCGATAGTCTCGGACTGAACGCCCGGGGAACCGGGCGCCATGATGACTCGCATGACCATCGAGGCGACGATCCCGACAATGTCATCAGGGATCGTCACGTAGCCGTGCGTGTAGGCCACTTGATAAGTGACATTTCTCCAGAACCAATCCATGTCGGTCCAGATGGCCGGCGCATTCACGATCGCGCTCGGGGGACCGAGCATGAGCGTGTCCCTGCCGTCAAAAGTCCAGACGGAATAGGGCATCAACGACTTGCCATCCGCATTGACGCGGGCCACCGCGTCGACCGAGATAACGGGCCGCTCGGGCAGGATGACTTGATTGTCATTCGGGGCGAGAATCGCCGTGCTCTGCGTCTGAGAGATGGTCTGACGGACATGAGCCCGGACACGGGCGGACGCATCGACCAGGAGCGTTGTCGCCCTGGTCGTCTCTGCAGTCGTCATCAGGCGCGGCATGCGCGCCTGAACGTCCGCTACCTGTGCAAGAGGTGGGAGCGTCAAGCCGTCTCCACAGCGTCACACCAGGCGGCAAGATCCTCGATGCAGAGAGCGTCAAGCTCGGCCGATCGGGCACGAGCGCGCTTCGAGGCCGCTCGCCAGGATCGACCATCGAGAAGCCGGCGTAGTGCCGTCTCCCAGCCATCGAGATCATCCCGCGGCACGAGTGTGCCAGCGGCTCCAAGTGACTCTGTGAGTCCTGGAGTTGGAGACGCAATCACCGGGATGCCAGAGGCCATAGCCTCGACTCCGACCCGTCCCCAGGACTCGTAGTCGCTGGGCATGAGCAGAATCCGAGTCTTGGCATAGACCTCACGCATGGCGTGCGGGTCCTGGTGCTCGATGATCTCGATGTTGGGCAGATCCTCGCGGATCTGCTCCCCATGGGCCCCAACGACGCCGAGAAAATCGGTCTCCGGCATTCGTCGGGCCATCTCATAGAAGATCCCGGCGCCCTTGTCCACCGAGAGATTGATCAGGGTAACCTTGTTGCCCGGAGTCGCCCGGTACTCCTCCGAGAGGATCGGAGGGCGGACGATGAAGCTTCGGGAAGTGGGCTCAAGCTCCTCTCGGAGCCATTCCGAGTTGTAGACCTGCCAGACATCCTGTTCGCCGGACCAGGCACGCGTATTGTCGTCGTCGTTGTGCAGCAAGACGAAGCACGGCTTCTGAGACCAGCGAGAAAGAACAACGGCCCGCGCCGTATTCTCCAGATGCGTCACAATGAGGTCGGAGTCCGCCATCAGTTCGGGAAGGTCTTCCCTATCCCGATGAGGATGAACGTGGATTCCGTCGATGGTGTAGCCGTCATGCCGGTACGACTCATCGAGCGGGGGTCGAGACTCTAGGACATGGACCTCATGTCCGCGGTCTGCCAGTGCGCGAAGCATCGTGTGTAGCATCACCTCAGCCCCGCCGTTATGAAGGGGCACATACCAATGGACTGCCGCGAGCACGCGCACCAGCAAACCTCCTAGAATCAGGTCAGAGAAGCGACCGGAGCCATGACAGAGAAGGGGTAGTAGCTGCCGCGCTTCTGGCCAAGGGCAGTCACCGGGTTAGCCGTCGCAAAGCCGAGCCGCATAACGCAGCGAAGGGCAACGGAATCCTGCTGCATAAGGTTCAGGACAATGGCACCCGTAGAGTCCTGAATGACACCGTCGGTGTGCATGGTAAAGCTGATATCCTGGCGCATGCCGATGATGGCGTTATCCCACTGGCCAGCGATCAGAGACGCCTTGGTCGCGTCGAAGGCGCCATTGCGAGTCTCGGAAGTCGAGAAGCCGTAGAGGTTTCCGCCCGGAGTGCCGTCGGTATTAGGCTGATAAATCGGCAGACCCTGAGGGGAACGGTAGCCAGCCAGCGTCCAACCAAAACCAGGGGCAGTGACAAAGCCATCAATCCCGTAGCCCTGCTTAACCAGGCTGGCGCCCATCTGAGTAATGGCAACGCCGAGATCCGGACCGTTTGCACCGGTCACGATAGTTGGGGTAGCAGTATTGCCGGCCGCGGTAGCGGCGGTGTAGATATCCGTGCTCCACGTGGTCGGCCGATTAACACCAAAAAAACAGGCCGCATCAATCGCGATGCCCAGCGCCTCAACGATTCGGGGTCGTACCTCGGCCCAGATATCGACCTGAGCATCATCGAGGTAGGCCTGAGGAATGGGCACAATAACGGCAAGCTCCTCGGCGACCAACTGAACGTTCTTCCACTGCTGCTGCGTGGTCGACTTGAGCTGATAATCAGCACCACCCGGCGTACCGCCGGAATTGAGGAAATATGCCTGGGGGAGCACGGAGAGAACCGGCTGACGCTGAGTCAGCGCGGACATGCGCGCCATACGCGCGCGCGACAGGATGGCCGAAGCAGTCGGCAGCTCCTGGATAATCTGCGCGGAGACCGGAGTAGGGACAAGTGCCTCACCGCCGGCCGGAGAGCCGGCATTACGGTAGAGGCCGGAGCCATACTGGCCGCCGCTGAAAGGGCTAGTAGCCAAAAGAGTTTCTCCCATGAAAAAAGCCCGAACTCCGGGCTATGGGAGTCGGGCTACAGCTTTAGCGGCCTGCCATCCGGCGAAGCCATGCATTCGGGTCTTGGGGCGCTACGGCGCCCCTGTTGCCCTGTCCGAGATCCGGAACGGGCGGATTAGGAGTCTGCTGGCCCATGAACGTCAGAATGGCGTCGGCCTGGGCATTGAGAGTCGCCTCATCGGCACCATTCAGAAGCTCTACAGGCACATTCTTGGCGGCTGCCACGCGATATCGGGCTAGCTCGGCCTTGGCACTATTCGCTTCCTTTAGGGCATCCTGAGCGGCCTTCTCGGCCCGGTCCTTCTCGGAGAGCTGAGAGAGCTTGATCTGTGCAAGCTCGTCCGCGGCGTCCTTGTTGGCCTTCGCGGTCTCCTCGTTCTTGCGGGAAAGGGCCTTCCACTTTTCGGCTTCCTTCTGCCAGTCGGTCTCAGCCGACTGAGAATCGGTAGAGGGATCGCCATTCGGCGGAGTCGAGCCAGAGGGATTCGGATCAGTCATCTCTATATCTCCCGTTTCGGGTCAGGCCGCCGTTTCGGCTGCCGATGGAATATCACTCGGCCCGCGGAATGCTTGATCGCGAACGGTGAGGACTGGGCCAAGTTCTCCGTGCTGTCGCACTTCGAGGATGTGAGTGCCGAAGTACGGAGCAAACTTGCCGGAGGTATCGGACGCCGTGGCGTCCTCAGAGAGGTATGCGCTATCGATTCGCTGTCCGGGGTCTTTATCCCCGAGAATCGGGGCGACACCACAGGAGCAATTCGCGTGGATCGGCATCAGGTCAGCGATGTGATATCGCTGAGTACTGGCGATCTGGCAGAGCTCACAGGAGTGGCCAGAGCCCAACACGCGGCGGTAGCCGACGACTCCAAGACCAGGACCAGACTGGGATAGCGCGTACCGCGCCGAATGTGTCCGAGCCAGCTGGAGATCAGTGGAGATCATCGTCATGGCCCGTTGCTCACCAAGCCTCACGGCGTCGGCGAAGTCCTTATCCTGGGAGAGCTGATACCAGATCTCTCGGAACGGCCTCTCATACTCGACTTCCGGCGGGACCCCGTTTCGGAGTGCGGCACCTGATGCCATTTCGGCAGGAATGCCAACCGCCTGGACGACTTCTTGAGACAACTCGGAGAGTTCTGCGGCGATGTAGATATCGGTGAGGGTGGCTATGGTCTGCTGACCAGCCATCAGAAGCGGGATGATGCTGTCCAGCCATGCGGCTAGCCCGTCATCCGAGTAATCCGGGACTGACGTCCACGCGGCCTTAGCCGCGCGGAGAGTCCTCGCCCTGGTCGCCGCAACCGCGGCGTTAGCTCTGATGGCAAGAGCCCTGGTCACTTAGCTGCCGGCTGAGCCGGCGGAGCCTGAGGCGCTGGGGCGCCAGGATCAGTCAGAGGGATTGTCGAAGCGCCCGGGGCGGCGCCTGGAGCGACACCCATGGGATTGGAGAGAGATGCCATCAGGGCATCCTTCATTCGCTCGGTTTCCATTCGGTCGATCTCGGATGGCGTAAAGCCAAGAAGACTCATGCGTTCCCGAAAGGGAACGCCAGCCGATTCCCACTTGACAGCAGCGTCCGCGAGCTCTGCGAGCGTCCGACGCTCGGGGTCTGCCCATACAATCGTGGAGTCCTCACCGACGTCGGTCCCGATGTACTGGCCAGCAAGCCTGATGACTCGCTCCCAGCACTCGCCGAACTCGACGCTCCGATCCTTGACCTTGGACGTCAAGCCGCTTTCAGCGGCTGCCAGGGCATCACCAGAGACGTTCGCGATGTCCGCCAGCAGATAGTGAGGCGGAGTGCGGCTGATGGCCGCAAGATCCCGAATATCGGCGGATGCAGCCGACAGAATCGGCTTTAGATCAGTCGCCTGAAAGTCCCCGAAGGCTGCATCAGCATCGGGGACGACCCAGAGCAGATCAGCGCCTGGATCAAAAGGCCTCTGAGGATTCCCGTTCTCGTCCTCGACTTCAACTCCCCTGACCCATCTCTGTCGATAGGCCTGCATTGCCTGAGTGACGAGACGATCAAGGCCAGTGACGTTAATCCTGTCTTGGATATCCGTCACGTCCTCAAATTCGCCCATGCCCATCGGGTTGCGAGCACGACGATTGACGAACGGAACGACGGGGACCACGCCGAGGGGATTTGGGGCGGGAGCCTTAGCGGGGTCCAGCTCCCATGCGGTTGCCTGCCACGCGGCCACCTCTCCACCGGCCTTGACGGCTCGGAAGTAGAAAATACCGTCAGGCAGATAGAGAACGGCGAGCTGACGATTAGCGATGCCGTCGACCCACGTCTTCATGGCCGCGAGAAGTACTCGCGGCCGGACAGGGTCAGACTCATGAATCACCTGTAGTGGGGACTCTGGCGTGATGATCGGAGTGGTCTGGTCCTTGGGGTCCGGACCCACGATCACGTAGGCGCGACCGAGCGCGCCGGCCTGATGATGAACGATGGCACTATCGGCATCGAGGCTATTCGCCTGCCAGATACGCCAGGCTTCCTCATCCGTCTTCTCGGAGCCGGCGGAGCCGGTCCGAAAACCCATCACCGAAAGGCGTTCCCTTACCGCCTCAGCGACGAGACCCGTGTAGTTGCTTCGGGATATCTTCTGAAGCCGATGATAGGTTTCCCGCATCTTGCGGTTGCCGGTCGGAAGCGGGTGGTTCCCGCTGTCGTACTGCTGGAGAGTGGTGAGACGATCAGTATCCGCGGCAAGCGCGGTTCCGAGCCGCAGCAGCCACCAACCGGGGGCGCTTGGAGTGTTAGCGTCGTTGAGCACTCATTACCCCCTAAAATCGGTAGAGCCTGCGGGATCTCTTCTTTGTCTCGGTCACGCCGGCGGCGACGGCGTCCATGCGGGCCTTGAATGCGAGCGTGGACGCGATAGCGGCATCGATCTTCCTTGGGGAGGACGGATGCTCTTTGGCAATCGTGATTCCGGCGCGTCCAACGCGCCGACGGGCATTGAGCATGTGGCGCGTTAGCGCGAAAGAGCCGTCATGGCTCATCTCCTGGTCAACGATTGCGTTATGCAGGATCTCCAGAGCGCGAACCGTGAGGCTCGCGCGTCCCCCGACCATCCACCATTCGATGGGATGATTCGCAGAGGCCCTGACCTTGAGCTTCGGCCCGTATCGGGCCTCCCAGGTACTGATGTGCCCTTCCCATTTCGCGGGATCGGCATAAAAGCCGACAACCGTGTATTGGTCAAAGGCATCCATGACAGCCGAAAGCACTTCACTGATCGGGACTTCCCAGCCTTCACCGGCTGGCCCTTCAGGCTGTTCCCAAATGGCTATCTGAAAGAGGTGCCCGTCGGAGACTCGACAGCCAATCAGGGCAGTAGCATCAGTGACGCCGCGGGTCCGCTTACGCGACCCATCAAAGCCCAACGTGATAACGTCGCCAGGCTCAACCGCCTTCTCGATGTCTTGGCATGCCAGCCATTCCGGCTGACTAATCCAGCTATCAGTGGCAGCGGTGATCATGTTGAAATAAAAACGGTCCGAGTCCTGCGGATCGGTGGCCGGGTCCCAAATCTCAGAGATGATGCGCTCAAAGTTGATCCAGTGAGCGTCACCGTAGACGTGTCGCAGCGCGGCGAGAATGCTCTTCTCGTCGCTCTTGTCCACCTCGAAGGGCGGCTCGACATGGTCATAGAGAAGGCCGCTATCGCGCACCTTCTTCTCTCGGATCTGCTTCGCGTATTCGGCCGACTTCTCAGCTACGCTGTCCTCGCCGGGGACATAGGCATTGGTTGTCTCGATGGACCTTCCGTCCATCTTGGCCAGGTTTCGCCGGAGAACGTCAGAGAGCCTGTGACCGCCGTTTACGGCGGTCCAGAGGTGAGTTTCATCCAAGACCGCGAAAGTAGTTCTCTGGCCCTCACGTGACGTCGAACTGGCCGTGACCGGTAGGAGCCTGCCGGTAGCGGAGAAAGTCCGCGTTAGGCCGATATCGAGCCCTGGATAATTGTCCAGGGCCGGCCCCTTAAGCATCTCCTGGACCAGGTCGTAAGTGTTGCCGGTCTGGTCTTCAGACACTGCCGCGAGCTGAACGAGTGGACTCGCCTGGGGACGACCAATCGGTTCGCCATGTTCGTCTCGGCCCGCGTAGACGACCGGCCCCAGAAGCTCAGCGCAGCAGATAGCCGCGAGCATGGGGCTCTTGCCCCAGCCCTTTGGGCGACTGATAACCGCACGACGAAAGTTGAATTTGCCGTGCTCATCGACGGCATAGAAGTGTGTGATGAAAGCCGCTTGCTCATCGGTAAAAACAAAAGGCTCGCCCTGGTGCTCGCCATCAGGCTGCACCAAGTTATCTCGACACCAGTCGAGAATGCGATATCCGAGCGTCAGAACTGGTGGAAGTGGCTTTAGCCGATCAGTCACTGCCGGCCGCGAAGCGGCGGCGGTAGTCGGAGATGTCAGTCGGAGCAGACTTATCAGCCGACGGAGACGGAGTCTCCTCATTGGCCTGGGGCTCATCGATCGTGAGCTTCAGGCGAAGCCTGTCTTCCGGCGTCGCGCCGAACTTGGCTACCCTCAGGCGGACTTCGGCCGCCAGGGTCCACTGTCCAGCCGTCCACATCGCGTGATGCATCAGTGCCGTGTCGAGAAGGAAATCCCAGTCACTATCGACGAACGTCTGAGCCTGAGACGACTTGCGCCACGTCAGCCACCAGGCCTTCGTCCGCGGGTGCCAGTCGATGTCCTTGGGAAGCGTCGGGCCGCGGAGCTTGCCGTCAGGCACCAGGGAGGTAGTGTCAGGCGCCGTGTTGCGTCGGCGCTTCTTGTCCGCCGGCTTGGGAGCCGGACCACGACCAGCCATGTTGACTACCTCCCTTCTCCATGCGTAGCTTGCTAGTTGAGAGAGGTGCTCTCGTCAGTCAAGGGCCGCACTTGGTTTCCGGCCGCCGCGGCCCTTGACGCCTCTCACTCCTCGGAGGCGCCCTGGTCGGCCGCAGGGGCGGCCTTCAGGATCTGAAGCTCTTCCATCACCAGGCCGTGAGTCTCATGAATCTCCGCGGCCACGCGGGCCGCGGCTCGATCCTGGCCAGCGCTGAGAACGGCGAGGGCAACGAGCTGAATGAAATTCTGCGACAGCCAAGCCACGATCAAGACGACATCGCCAGTCCGAAGGACTGCCGGCAGCGAGACAAGAGAGATCGCAGCGAAGAGGTAGCCGGTCCACATTGAGCTGAGACCAGCCGTGATCACCTCGGCCGCCTTGTCGTTGAAGGCCTTGATGCGATCGATCACTGATTCCGCGCAATCGCGGCATTGGCCCAGAACATCGCCTCTTCGAGGCGCGTCATGGCCGTAGCCTTCTCCCTGCCCTCCGGGCAGATCTCGTCGATCACCGCCGCGAGGAACTTGCAGCCTGCCCTGATGGCTTCATGCCCATCAACGGTCGATGCGTCCTTTGGCGGATGATGGTCGAATCGTCGATTGAGCTCTTCGTGAGTCACTGGTCTCCCTCTAAGTCGCTGAGCGCCCGATAGGCGTCGTAGATGAACTCCCAGCCGATGCGGCTGGTCGATGAGTCCGCCGGAGACCAGAGCTCAAGGATCTTGCGCAGATCGGCCCTGGATCGGACCTGATCGAGCGCTTCGTAGAGCGCGTCTAGATCGTCAATTGCCTGGTCAGGCACCGGATGCCCCCTCATGACTCAAAGTCCCCAGACCCGTACGCCCTGACAGCCGCAGGTTCGTCCCGAGGAAAAAAGACCTGGCCAGGGGGCTACCCCCCCATAGTTCTGAGTGCCAGGACCATCCCAGTCATCACGCTGGGTGAACCGTCCGGCTTGAGGGCCGGCCAGGATTGTCATTGAGCATCAGGACGTCAGAGCAGTCCAGGATGCCTCTGCCGAGGCCGCTTCATCGTCAGCCGCACGCGTGCGGCATTCCCCTCCGCAGAGGACTTCCTGGAGTGGTGCCATCCACAGAGCGACCGCAGGTTGCCCGGCTCATGCGAGCCGCCGGCAATGATGTGATCGACGTCAGTCGCTTTGCTATCGCATCGCTGTGAAGACTCCTCAATCCAGGTGCACTGATATCCATCCCTCACAAGCACTGCTTGCCGTCGAGTAGACCAGTCACTGGGTAGTTCACTTCTGCGATTACTGCCCTGCCATTGAGAGCCCATATATATGACCCCCATATATTGAA